TTCGAAAGAAATATTTCCATCCTGGGCAGAAGCAAGCGTACCTTCGACAATTATTCCCGTCACGTTGCAGCCTTGGCGCTTCATTTCGGTAAAGTCCCTACCGAATTAGACCCGGAAGACATCAAAGATTACCTTTTTGAACTTCAAAAGCGATCAAAAACCCCTTCTCAGTCGTACTTTAAACATACCGTTTACGGACTGCGGTTTTTGCTGAAAACCGAAGGCTTGCCTTACAGCTACCTCCACCTTCCCGCGATTCCAAAAGTCAAAAAACTTCCCACTATTTTAAGCCGTGAAGAAATCTGGCGAATGCTTCAAAGTGCTGAACTCCTGAAACACAAACTGCTCATCGGCCTGATCTACGGGTGCGGACTGCGCTGCATGGAAGTGCGGAATATCAAGCTTCAGCATTTGGATTTCGACCGGAAGATGCTGCATGTTGTTCAAGGTAAAGGAAGCAAAGACCGTTATGTACCTTTGTCGGAGCATTTAATCAGAGGCTTGAAAACCTTTATTAAAGTTGAAAATCCGGATCAGTATTTATTCAATGGGAACCATAACAGGAATATTGAGGAGATTGATTTAAAAACGCATCAAAACGCTTTACAAAAACCTGATTTTGACTCCCGCTACAGCCAGCGCGGCGTTCAGTGGGTGATTAAAACCATCTCTAAAAAATCAGGCATCACCAAAGAGGTTCACACCCACACTTTGCGCCACAGCTACGCCACGCATCTGCTGGAAGACGGCGTTCCGATCATCATGGTTCAGAAACTTCTGGGGCATGAAAGGATTGAATCGACGATGGAATACCTCCATGTCTGCCAACTGTCGGATCAGCAGCCGCACAGCCCTCTGGATACCGTTTTCGCTTTATGCCGCAAAAATGGAATCCCGAAGTAAGGGCAGAAGTGTAGCCGACGTTCTGCGCGCAGTCAGTTTATCAACTCAGAATTTTACGGTTCATCAGGAAAAAACACTTCGGGCTTTATCGTACTGCCGGACTTCAGCTTTGGGCGGTCATATCGATGCGTGCGACGAATGCGGAAATATGAGCATCAGTTACAACTCCTGCAGAAACCGTCACTGTCCCCAGTGTCAGGGACACAAAAAGGAAGAATGGATCCGGAAACGTGAAGCGGACTTGCTGCCGTGCAGCTATTATCATCTCGTTTTTACGCTTCCCGAAGAGCTGAACGGTTTGGCAATTGCCAATCCCACACTCATTTACAAAACATTGTTTGAAGCAGCTTGGGCAACATTAAACCAGTTTGGCAAAACGGAAGGAATGCAGCTCGGAATGATTGCGATACTTCACACGTGGGGACAGAACCTGAGCTTGCATCCGCACCTGCACTGCATTGTTCCTGGCGGCGGAATTGATCATCACGGAAAGTGGAAAAAGAAAGTACGAACCGATAAATATCTCTTCTCTGTAAAAGCGATGAGCAGAGTATTCCGGGCAAAGTTTGTGGCTTTATTGAGAACTTCGGGAGTAAAAGATTCCGATTTAATGGAAAAACTCTTCACCAAAAACTGGGTCGTCTATGCCAAGCGGCCTTTTGGTGGCCCGAAACAGGTGATTGAATACTTAGGACGATACACCCATTCACCCCGTTGGATTTTTTAGATATTCCCTTAATCTATTTCTAAGATAAATTTTTCCATTTCCAGACTTAAGATATTTCTCTCTTCTGGTCGCATCTTGCTGATTTAAACAGCCTTCCCAATAAATCAATTTGAAAGGCAATCTTCTTGCAGTAGACTTAACCTCTCCATTATTGTGTTGTATCAATCTATACTGCAAATTAGAAGTATATCCTGTATAAAACAATCCATCTCTTTCGCTAAGTAAGACATAAACATAATAAAACATATTCTCTTTTTAGCAAAGTTAGAAATCCTACGGGGTAAAGTCGCGATCAGTAATCACCGCATCAAAGAAGTTACCGATAAAGAAGTTCGTTTTGGCTACAAAGATTACCGGAAAGGTGGCGAAAAAAAGGAGATGACCCTATCCCATGTGGAGTTTATCAGGCGCTTCAGTCTTCATATTCTGCCAAAAAGATTTGTGCGGATCAGGCATTATGGAATCCTGAGCAGCAGCTGGAAACGCGGGAAACTGCAGAATTTACAGGCAGAGTTGAAAGTGGAAAGAAGGGCTTTTGTTCCCAAAACTTTGTTCCGGAAATGCCGGTGCTGCAAGGAGGGAAACCTTGTGACCATTGCCATTTTCGGGCAGCGCGGTCCGCCGCAGGACTTTCTTTTCGTCACCCAACCTTTATCTGCAGAATAAACTTGTGGGTAAGGGAATCTGTGTTCTGCAGCGAAGAAAAACAGCAGAAAACACCCACAAAGACCACAAAAGGTCACAAAAAAAAGCAGTCCTTCCGAAAAACTGCTTTGTGATCCTAAATTCTAAAATCGAAAACTCCATAGACTGCCAAAATACCGCTGAAAAGCTACCGGAGCTTCCGTTCAACGGGCTTTCATTTCTTGTCTTGCAGACAAAACGAAAGCTTAGTTATTACCTGCTGTGTTGTTTTCGGTTACACATTTTCTATTACGAATTTAACAATTTTGTCTTTACGTTGCTGTATAAGTTCTTTCGTCCAAGTTGCACTTTCAGCCGTCATTTTTTGTATTTCTCGTTGTTGTTCCAAATGGTTGTAACTATTGCGTTTGTCAGCAAATGGTTTGTTACCAACTGAACAATTATGCGATTTAGAAAGCAACAAATAATTTCCTAAACAATTAATGTATTGATTTACAAATTCCTCGTCATAACTGTCATAACCTGTTTCTGGATTTTCAGTTTGCGGTGCAATGTGTTCCAATTCTGGTTTTTCAATTTTGTCAAATCGAGTAGGCGAGTAACCACTTTTGCCTTGTCCTTCCAAATAATTTTCGTATTTCCAAAGCAAGTATTTTGCTGTTGAATGATTTATTCCGCCTTGAATTGAGCGTTCCAATTCTTTGTTTCCCCAATATGACCACCACCAATCTTGTGTAGTTTTCATCCAATCAATTCTAACATTTATTGGTGTGATGTCAGGATTTTCGGAAGTGAATTTTTGGTAAACGTCATTTAATCGTGATGTAATTTCGGCTCTTGTTCCGATTAGTCTATGTCGCAAAACCATTGTTTCCAACTTGCTACAAAGAAGATTGATTTGATTTATTGGTAAACCAAATTTATATGCTTTAATGATAAATGGCATTGCAATACCAATTCCGCCAAGTGTTACAAGCGAATGAATTTCTAAATTTTCTCTTTCGTCTTTACTGAAAAACGTTGTTAAATGCTCAAAACTTATAGCAAGTGATTGAGTAAACGATTTGATAAATGGAATTGGGTTTGTTTCCGATAACAACTTATTTATTTTGTCAATGGCATTAGTTTCCCAAAGCGAATTGAAATGAACACGAAGTGTGTAAATCAAAACATCATCTTCGTTAATTCTGTATTCAATTGAAGAAATTGATTTGTAAATTTCTTCAAATCGGTCTTTAATTTCTTTTATTAAACTCTCTTTTTCTTCGCCACCATAAAGATGAACGTTAAACATAAATTGAGCTTTGATAATTTCCAAATTTGATGGTTTTTTCCCTCTATTATTTTGGAAAATAAACATTTGAATTGCTTCCGAAGCATCTTTTACTGGATGCGTTGTGCAAGATGCGTTTTGAACCGTATCTAACATTTTCAATAAATACGTTTCGTCTTTGTCGGCAAGTTGCGAAGTAAAAAAATCAAACGCAATTGCAATACGTTTTGCAGAAACTGTTTTTATTCCGTTTCTGTCTTTTTTAGTTTGGTCAATTACGCAATCTTTGAAAAACCTGTCGTCATAATCAACAGTTTCAAAACGATAAGTTGAGTTTCGTTTAATTATGTCTTCAAAAGTTTCTTGTTCGGTTTCGTTTAGTGGTCGGATTTGTTTTAGTCTGCTAAATAATGCAGATAAGAAAATGACAATTGTCGTCATTCGCTGTTGTCCGTCAATTATTCCAAACGTTCTTTCGTCCTTTTCTTCAAATAGGAAATGTCCGAAATAGTATTTTGATTTGGTTGAACTTTTATTGTAATCTTCCAAGTCAGATAGAAAAACGTTTGTCTGTTTTGGTGAATTTGCTTTTTCAAGTTCTGTGTCCCAAGAATATGCTCTTTGATATGTCGGTACAAAAATTTTATTGCCTGCCAACATTTGTTTTATAGTTGTAGATGCTTCCATTAAATAAATTTCGGATTAAAAATATCAAAGGTGGCGAAGCCACCTTTGATAAAAGATTTTTTAGAGTGCTGGGCTATGTTTTCCTTTGTTACTTCCGTTCGGGTGTCTTGAACAAGAGCTTGCTGTAAGACTTGAAATAGAAGAATACCCATTTCCGCAATACTTGCAAGTGTATTTAGACTTTTCAGAACCTTCATAAAGTTTGTGCTTGCCCTTATTAGAACCTAAAGGATGCCTTGAACAAGAACTTGCTGTTAAACTTGAAACACTTGAGTATTTGTTTCCGCAATACTCGCAATAAAAATTAGCCATTTTGTTTTGGTTTTTTTGTTTGTGCTTACTCTTTTCGGTTTTCAGCGTTCCCCGTTTTCTGCAAAGTTAGATTGTCAGTCCGCCAAACTGTGTCGTTGTGGAAGGTCGCTCTGAACATAGCAGGTAACGTTCCCACGCTTGGCGTCAGTTGCGAATTTCGGAACTGATTATTTTCTGTTAAAGATAAAATTTCTTGCGAAACGTGAACGTGAATTTACTACAAAATTCGCAATTGCGCCAAACGTGTGTTGGCTGACGTTTTTATTCAAAGTATTTTATTTCTCTTTTCCAAACATATAATTTTTTTCCATTAATTGATTTTGTTTGTTCAATCCAATTTTTTTTGTCATCAAATACATATTCAAAATCAATAGCGTCCAAAACGATTTAATAAAGAAAGGAAGTTTTTAACTCAAAGATTATCTTTGAGGTTGACCAAAAAACCATCCTTTCTTATGACAAATGTAACATTGTTTTCTCAAATTATTAGTAAACTCGATCGTTCAAAATTTAACAAACTTGTAAAAGAAAAACAAACCGATAAGCATCAAAAGGGTTTTTCATCTTGGACGCATTTAGTTTCAATGCTATTTTGTCAATTTGCTAAGAGTCAATCTGTACGTGATATTAGTAACGGACTTCGTTCTGCTACTGGAAATTTAAATCATTTAGGAGTTGAGCGCGCTCCGTCAAAATCAACTATAAGTTATCAAAACAAGCATCGAGATTGGGAACTCTTTAAATCGTATTATTTTGAACTATTAAATTCTTTAGGACAGCAATATAATCGGCAAAACGAAACATGCAGAAAAATAAACCTATGCACTCCAATTTTGCGCTGGACAAATTTATAAAATTTAAACCTCCTTTAAAGAATATTTAAAGGAGGTTTTTTACATCAAACATTCAACTCAAAATGTGATTTTTCGCCATTTAATAACTTTCGTGTGGGTTCGATATTATTTGCATAAATATGGACATTACCAAGATTCAGCGTGATGCTTTTTAGCGGTAAGTCAATCTGCCTACTGACGAGATATAAGTGATAAACATCTGCAGGAAGTCCTAAACTTGCATCGCTAGATCGTTGGTAAGCTGAAATTACCAACTTCCCGTAATCTATCTGAAACTGAATAAGCGACAAACATGGTTGCTGGTTGCTTTCAGTATCGTTTTTGCCTAAAAATAAAACATAGTTTTTGCTGTTGCGCTTTTCCTTGTTTATTTTCTTAATAAGATCGGGCAATTGCTCAAAATAAGTCGGGTACGAATTGACCAGGATAGGGCCACAATAATCCCACCAACTAATGCCTTTTTCGCGGTATCTTTCCGTAAGCCTTTCTCCACTTTGGAAGAGTTCCAGTTCTGTTTTCAGCTTGTTCCTGGCAATTCCGTGGCTTTCGAAGATCTCCAATAGATCACCCGGTTTTAGTTTCAATTGCTCATCTAAAAGGTAGGTAATTCCGCCTTTTTTGTTTTCTTGAACCTTCCCCTTTTCGAGGATTTTTTCTAAAAGTAAATGGTATTTATTCATTGTTTTTATATATCATTATATCGTTGTATCTGCTATTCTTATTCAGCTGTGTGCCCTTTACAATGGTAGTTGCACCGTCGAATGGGTTTCGGCAATAGCCGTTCAGTTCCATCCACTCACACAGTTCGATGATCTGTGATTTGTTGGAGGTGAAATAGAAGTAAGATGTGTCCTCAATACACTTCAACACATTCAGGTAATCCGCCAACTTCCAGTAATCTTTCTTGTTGTAGCTGGAAACATCCGTAGACAGATAAGGAGGGTCTAAAAGATACACCACGTTAGCTGTATTGCGGTATTCTGCAAATAGGTCGCGGTAATCCTTTTTAACCCTGTGTACGCCCTCCAGATAACCGTCCGCTTTATAATCCGATTGCCGTACGTTGTTGTAAAGCGTCTGTTTCTCCAATTCCTGAAGGTTGGTCGCGTAATTCATACTGAAGAGGATTGAACTTGATAACGTGATATAATCCACGAAACCCGGCTCCTGTTTTACGCGTTCGATGATCTGATCACGGTAAGCGCCGGTTACGCGTTGCGAATCCCCTACATCCTTTAAAATCTCCCTGAAATCATGCAGAACAGCGTTTGTTCTTTCGGTGTTCTCAAGCCGGAAGGAATACCCGTCGAAATCATTATACACTACATTAGCATCCGGGTAATGCTGTTTTACGGTGTGGCTAAGGAAGCCGGAACCACCAAACAGATCCACATAGGTTGCTGTAGCTGAAAAACCATTTAAAGCCGCTTTAAAATCTTTTTGAAACTTTCTTTTTTGCCCCTGAAAAGGCAGGGGTGCCTGTACATAATTGTACTTCATAATTATAATTTAAATGTATATTTTGTTATATTTGCAATCTGACCACTTGACACAACAAAACCTGCTAAAGAAGACTTAAAAGTCCTCCGTAGCAGGTTTCTGTGTGTTTTAAAAGTGGTCAGATATTTTTAAAAGCGGAGGGCGTTTTTATTTCCTGCCTCCTTGGAAATTACAGTTCTAAAATAGATTTCACACAATGATCCTTATCTATTTTATTTAGAATAAAAACCAAAATCTTTCCTGTTTTAGACAAAGTTTCGTCCCTCTCATTTTTTCCTAATACACTTGAAATTGTTTCTTCGAAATTTCCAAATTTATATCCCTCTTCTTTTTTTAAAGTGGCATTAAATAAGGTTCTAAACTCTCTGTTTCCCAATTTATCTAATGTTACAGCAGAACTTCTAAAATATCCTTTTGCATTATCCTTTGCTGTAAAAGCAACACATATATAATTAATCACCGTAAGTGGTAGATAAAGTATATATGCTATAACAAATAGTATCATCTTAATCAAAGAATTTTATTGTATCATTAAATTGGATGTGAGATCTTAACAATTTAATTGCTGATGGTGCATCTTCATCTGTAAGTAAACCAAAAAAGTAATCAAAACTTGGTTTCTTTAAATATTTAATATTTTCCTCACTCTCAGGAAGTGCAGGTTTATAATCAGGATTGAATACAGGAGACCCATTAGCATTCCTTACAGTAGTAGTATCATTGTTAGTGATAAACCAGTTCTTAATCTCTGTATTAAATTCCCTACTTACATCCACATCATTTTCATCAAAAAACTGTTTGTAAGCTTCAATGTAAATCTGCCCATACTTAGGCTGTATATTAAGTTCTGCTATAATCACTTTCCTTTTGATGTTTGGAAATTTTGGATGGTTACTGATTTGTTGTTCTAAAATATTTTTCATAGTTTTAAATCTTATATGCTTCTTTTATCATTATACCATTAATATCACCAAGTGCAGTTATTGGCGCTCTGTTTATATATTTAAAAAATTTAAAATATACATTTTCAGATGTATTTATAGTGGATGTAGAAGCCAATGTTATCATTGTTTGACCTTGTAAAAGTAGTGTTGCAATAGAACCTCTTTTTGTTATCGTTAAATTAAATCCATAAGTATTACTTGGTCTTTCTGAAGTATTTCCAGCAGTAGTAGTAGCTGTTTGCCAGTTACCATCATCAGTCCACAAACCTAAAATAGTAGCAGGGGTGAGTGTAGCTACATTATTATTAGTAATACCTGCACCTGCTCTTGCATATTTTTGGCAGTTAAGGTCAAAACTTATATAGAAATCATCATTCCAAGTAATAGGAACCCCATTAACATCTACAGCTGCATTAGACTGAACAGTTCCAACCACTGTTCCTGTAGAGATCTGTGCTTCATCAAATTCACTCCCATCAATGTTTTTTAAATCTGATGACATAGAAACGTTGCTAGGAGATATTGATATATTTTTAGGAATCAGATCGCTATATATTTTAGTTTGCCAAATTAATTTTGATAAATCGAATGTGATTACATTTGCCACCAACTCCACCAACATTGGCGTAACATAATAAGCTACACCATTCCATAATCTTATCTTATATTTACCTAAGCTAAGATTTGAGAAGTTATAATAAAACACTAAATCAGTTCCATTTTGATATAGTTGTACTTGTGAGTTAGGGACAGTAGCTAAAACAGTTGTTCCTGCTTCATTCATAATCTCAATCTTAAAATTTGTTGGTGATAAATTAAGATTAGTTCCTTTTAATAATACCCATATATTATTATTACTATTGTTAATAATTGGAGGATTAATTAATCCAACACTCATCGTATTAGTAGTCCACCCACCATTCATTTCAGTTTTCCATGTAGTTTTCTCAGTATCAGATAATAAACTAGGCATCTTTTGAGCTAAGAATTTACCATTACCTTTAGCCACTTGTCCATATGAATTTTGTACCAGCATTTCTTGAAAGGCAATGTCAGCGGATTTATCAGGAAGATTGGTGATACTATAAGGCTGTCCATTGGTATCTAATGTCCAAGAAGAGCCTAGTGTCAACCCTGCACCTGCAACAGAAGTAAGAGAACTGTTTGCTACGTTTTTACCTAAATCGGTTGCCTCTTTTGTGGTACCATCTTTCATCATCACCTGATTATGTATATCATAATCGTAGGTTGCAATATTTTCAGGCAAATCACCAACGCCTAACTTAGCTTTCCAGTCGTTAACGTTGGTTGGTGTTAAATTCGATGCATCTCTTTTCGCTAAATAAGTGCTGTGCGCATTTTCATCATTCAAATGAGAATTGAAAGTCGAAACTAAAACATACTTTCCAAATTGATCTGAAAGCCCATCAATTGTAGTCATCGGTATTGTCTCGTCTTTATGCCAGAAAGACGACCATGATGCATGAAATTGTTCCTGTGTTGGGAAATCGCCGGTCTCGAACCAGCTGTATATGGTGTTTATTGGTGTTGCCATTGTTATTGGAAATTAGGTTCTATAAAGTTTACGATTCTCGATGGTTGAATGTTATTATGGGCTGCACCACCACCTATAGTAGATGTTGCCTTATTGTTTACCTCGTTGCGGTTGCCTTGTTTGGATACGCCGTTAGAATTTCCTGTACCCACTCTCTCGGTGCCTGGGTAAAATACATAGTCATGACTGTGATTTGGCATTTCAGCGATTGATAAGGTGTGTGTTTTTGTACCCACAGTATTTCCCAAATTGGCAAAATCGTTATCATTAGGATCACGCCCGACAATCGTTTTTCCACGGAAATCAATGCACTCTTTCCAACCAATAGGAATTTCACTCGCTGGTCTTCTGAAAGGGAAAATAATACCGCCATTAATGATCGGTGCGGTTTTCAGTTTCAACAAATCAATTTCTGCAATTAAACTGTTAAATTGCTGCTGCGTTACGCTATTATTTACTTTAACTTGAATTTGTTTTAAAGTTTTCAAGCGAACAAAATCAGACCAATTGTAAGTAGTTATAGCATTTCCGAATCTTACCGTTCTATTTTCGATTAAGACCTTTTCCGTTTGGTTTTGGAAAGTCTTTTTAATTTCTTGAAGATTGATATAAACCGTGTCAGAAACTAAACCACCCTCAAAATGGTAAAGCTTTCCTTCGATTGCAACGATTCCCGGTTCTACGGTAGAACCGACAAGGTTGCAGCCTTTCAAAATCGTAAGATTCCCGGCTAAATCGCCCAATACCTCAAAAATAGAGTAAGCCTCTTCGATGAGTTGCATTAAGTCGTTAGTGAGTGGTACACCATCGGTTTGTAGAAACTTAAAATTATATTTCATATTATTTTTATTAAATATCGTTTTGATTGCAGTGCGTAAAAATCGATTTCAGCCTTTAACTGATACATGTTGATTGGTTCGTTTGGTATTTCCACAATGAAATCGTAATCGCTGTTTAATTCACTTTCATTTCGCAGATAGATCGGGTTTTCATCGCCGTACAACCATTGTGTTTTACTTTTAAATTGATCATCTTCAGCCTCTGTGTATATGTACACTCCAAAATAGCTGATAGAGTTCACTATTCTAATTCTTCGTTGCTGATTATCAAAAGCATCATTTAGCCTTTTTTGCATTGAAAACTTTTGAAAATTGTGATCCATTTTAATCAGGTTCTGTTTTCTCATTTTCAGAAATTCTACGTACATCGTTTCGAGCGGTGCAATCAGAACAAATGAAAATCCTGCTAAAAAAACACTTCTTAAAAAAGTTGGCAGCCAAAGCAAAACCAGTCTTTTAAAATCAATATTAAAAGGATCGGTTTGATTATGTATCATTCTTCCGCTATTTTAATGATGTATTGAATTCCACTCCAATCTTCAATTTTAAAGTGTCCGGATTTGGGGATTTTTGAAATTTGAATCGGCTGGAACAAACCATAACCGTCAGCATCGCCGCCTGTTGGAACGATCCATTTGCTTTCCACTTGTAACTTTTGCAAATCGATAACACCATTCACATTCAATATTATTTCCTCTAATTTTTGCACAGACAATTCACCATTGAATGGCAGGTTTTTCATAAACTTCTTAATTGCTTCCTGCACCGGGAATACATTTCCAAGTAAAATAGACTGACCATTTGGAAGCAAAATAAGTGGATCATAGCACACTTTAAACTGCGGAAACAAAATGTCTGGCTTATAATTAATGATTTGTAAAACATCACCAGAAGGCTGTATTTCTTCTATAAATTTGGTAAATGCAATTCCTACATTGTCAGAAACTGGTACGATTTCCTCACCTGCTTCAGTAGCTATTTTTATTAAAATCAAAGCCCGGTTATTAACGATATTTCTACCGACCGCTGCGTATTTCACGACTTTAGAATTCTCAACCTGTTCGTCTGTGGCAATGATCCACGAATCCGTTTCTACATCATAATAATCCGGTCTAAAGCCGTCATTTTCATTAATCAAATCAAAACCGTATTGAAACCTTAAAGATTCCGTTCTGTACCATTTTAGCGACGAAACTTTTTGATTTCGTATTTTATCTTCAATCTCCTGAAGATGCAAATTCGTTGCTTCCTGAAAGTTCCAAATCGCAAAAGCCACGGTTTCAAAAACCTGCCTCCAAATAGAAGTTTTAGAAGTAGTGGTAAGCGTTGCCAGATTGGGGTTTGCATCTTTAAAACCCAACATTTCTGCGATAATTTCAAATAGTGATTTGTTCATTTTAACTAATTATAAATCCGTTGCTTTCTGCATTTCCTGCGGTGATTTGCATAAATCCGATACCTCGTTTCTGCTGGCTTACTAAATCGTTATCGGCACGAGTAAGGGCGGTTGCTGGCATTATCTTTTTTGAGGTGTAATAGTTCAAAATATCAGTATCATTTTTCAAAGTACCAGGAATAATTAAAATACTTCCGGCACTTAATAGATCACTTACTGCCAATCCATTTGCCGCTGCAATTGCAAAGCAATTCTCCACGCTTCCAGTGTGCTGGATGGCGATGTCTAAGAGAGATTGGTTATGTAGGACTGTAATTTCCATTAGTTGATTTTTCCGTTCAATTGTTTATATTTCTTCAGCTCATCGGTGAGCGCGTCAATACGTTCTTCGAGTTCCCGAATTGTTTGTTCGGCTTCATTAAATTTTTTGATTGCATGTTCCAACCTGGTCCCCAAATCATCCACTAGCGATTTGTAATAATTAAGAAGCTTTTCCGCGTTTTCAATCTGCGAAGTTTCGGCATCGGCTTGAGCCTTTTTGCGTCCAAAGAACCACCCACCAAAACCAGTAGCTAAAGTTGCCAGAAGAACACCGAGGTTTTCGATAAAAATTTGTGTCATATTTCAATTTTGAGTTTTTGAAAACCTTCAGATAAATCAATTTTAGAATCAATGTAACCGTCGTTTTCAAGTTGTATTTTTAAGTCACGTCGAAACTCGCTTTCAATCATTTCATCCCGTTTCAGGTAACCGATTGCGCCAAAACCAACAAGAGGAGCAGATTTGTATTCCCCTTTGAAAGCTTCTACGATATGTTTAACGTGTTGTTGGTCGCTTTGCCCTATGACAAAGTCACCATCAGCAATTAAAACTTCGTTTTGCTCATCTAAAAGAATATCATTTCTCATTACTCAAGATTTCCTTTGGTTGTGGTTTGTCCGGTTTGTGCAGTTGCGGTTCCGGTTGTGCTTACACTTATTCCCGTGCTTACTTTGGCGGATTTTACAAAGTCTTCTATCAGTTGTGCAAATTGTTCTGCATATTCCTGGAATGAATCTATTTCTTTGGTGATCATTTCTTGCTGTAATGCAACAAGACCTTCAATAAAAGTTGGTTTTCCGTCGGCTAAACTCATTGATATAGATTTTCGTTATCAGTTTTTATTTGGTCAAATTTTAATTTGGTACTATCGGCAAACTTTCCGGGGCCTTGTGGTGTTAAAATGATTGCGGTTTTCAATGCTTCTAATAAATCTCCAGTAATTTTTTTCTGATCAGCATCATCGTTTTTAATCTCAAATTTTCCGGCGCTCATTTCGAATTTTGCCCCGTCGATTTCAATTAAAACCCTGTCTATTTCGGTGTATTGAACGACTGCTGTTTCTTCTTTACTTCCCGAAATTTCCAAACAAAGTACTTCAGAACCCAGTTTGGGGTAAATGATGATTTTATTTGAAAAATCCCCTTCAATTGCATTCAATCGAACATCTTCCAAAGTCGGCAGGTTTTCCCGCTCTACTTTACAGGTATTGCCTGTGATTTCGATCACCTTACCTATTGAAGAGGATTTGTTATTTGATATTTTGCTTACGGCTTCAAAAAAGCTTTCCACGGTATTTTTGTTATGAGATAAATTAAAAGACTTGCACTAAGTAATTTTCCGAGAGTCAGCCATAATTTTTGCCACCAACTGAGTTGTTTTTCTATTAATTGCGGAGGCGGTGTAATGGTTTTTTCGCTTAATTTAGCTTCTAAAACTTGCTTTTCCTTGAGTGTAACTTTTAATAAATTTTCAAAGTATTGACAGGTAATTTTCAGTTTCCCATCATTACTTAAATTCACTTCTGGAGCTTGTAAGTTTTTGCCTGCAGTAATTTTATACGCATCGTTTCCAAATTTTGGATTTTGAAGTAAAATAGGTTTCCCATTCTGACATTCGATCATCGCTTCGTAAAAGGAACTGTCGGCTTTTACTTTGATGATGGTGTCTCTTTTTACTTCAGTAATGGTTTTCGTTACCGTGACGACTTCTTTTTCTTTGGGGAGTTCTCTGGGCTTACAAGACCAAAGTAGCAGTGTGATAGTCAGCAATAAAAATCCGGTTAGATTTTTCATAGTTTATTTGATTTTAAATGTTATGTTATTTTTTCGTTTAATTCCGTTACTTGCATTGATATCGGTTATCACTTCGTTGATGTAGTAAATTCCGTCTCGGTGTTTGTCCGGGTAATTGGGATCAGTTAGATCCGCGCTGTCCCCGGCTTTGGTTCTTGGATAACACCAACTTTCAAAACCGCCGCCGTAGCCATCATATCTGAGTTTCTTAATGAAGTCTTCAGTATATTGTTTCAGCTGTTCTTTATTAAGATTTAAAGGGCAATGAAGGGTTTTTTCGCTTTCGCCTTTATCCCCAAATTCGTAGGTAACTTCTTTCGATGTTCCTTTCTGTTTAGAAATTGCTTTTACCCATACTTTGCGGTCTTCCTTGGTTTCATATTTCAAATCACCACCTTTTCGAACATTACGGTTCAGATTGAATTCATGTTTTCCCTGGCTATCAAAATCATTGCTTAAACCTGCATAAAGTGTTTTCTCACGAAAGAAAAACTTAAAAGGATATCGGCTTTTGATTTCCTGCAACGCTGCATAAGGCGTTACATTTTCCAGTGCTATTTTTCCCAGGTGCGTATCGAATGTTTTAATCTCGTAACCGGGTGCGATAAACTGTAAGAAGTTTTTCAGCGAAACATCAGAAAATGTTTTGTTGATCGGCTTCATTTTTTTCAGTTGGTACATCTCATCTTCGCACTCAAGCTCGATGGGAATTTCGGCACCGATCTTTGTAATGTACCCTTCGAACTCAACTCCTAAATCACCATCGTAACCAGCTTCAATTTTAATTTTATCGCCTACTTTGATGAAGTCTAAAAGGCGTTTTTGCTCAATTGAAATGCTATTATTACTTTCCTGCAATTGCTTGAATTCCCTAGGTAAGGTAACCTTTGCAGTATCTGAAATTTTTTCGGTTGAGTTCTCAACGTGTATCGTTTCAGCAACATTGAAAGCATATCTTTCGGCGATGGTTATACGAAGATCAATATTAAAATATGGGATCATTAGTTAGGCTTTAAAAGTGACCAGTTTACCTCTTTAATACTGGATGCCGTGAAACTAAATTGTACCGAATCCGAATAACCTTCGAGAGGCGTTATGGATACATCTTTGAAATAAATCATATCAATATCTTTTTCCTCAAATAGAACTCCGACTACTTCAATCACGTTATTGTGTTTAAAAAGTCGGTGAAGTTTTCGCACTTGTTCTGAAGGGTATTGTCGGTTCTCGACATCAATTAAAATTCCTTTCATGGATATTTCCCAGGGCTGCGTTCCCCAACGTTCAATAATTACATTATCATCACCGTTGGTTTCCGTTACAACAAGGCTTTTTTGTCGGCTAAAATCCATCATCAGTGGTGGTGCAAATACGGTAGATAAATCTCCGGATAGCATTGAAAAGAACCGCAATTCTTCACCGCCATAACGCAATCTCACATCTTCAGTAACCGGGTTGAAATCATCAAAGAAATCAACCTGGTACTTGTTATCTTCTTTGGTGAGCGATACTGCGGCCATCATTTCGGAAGCTTTCACGATTCCGAACGCTGCTGCGTATCTGCCTGCTAAATCGATAATAATTGATGTTCCGTTATCCATTGTTTTGTTTTAAACCTAAAAATCCATTTTCAGCGAGCCATCCGATCTGTGCCCATTTCATTGCCCAAACATCGTCATCCAGTTGCTCCGGGAAAGGAATATGAAGAAAGTAACTTATCAGCGCATCTGCCTTTAGATAGAGGTCACTTTCTTTATTGTCCGAAAGTCCAGTGCACCGTTCTAAACTTTCCCAAACTTTCCCTGCCTTACTGGGATAAGCTCAGCGATCAGCGAGAAGGCTGCGTAGAAAAGTGCATCATCCGCTAAAACCTCCTCTTTTGAAGTTTTCAGGGTATTTTTTACCAAAATTTCCTGAGCCTTTTTAGGGTCGGTTGTAATGAACTTCTGGAATTGTCCCACTACATTACGATCCGGAACGGTGGCCAAAACTTCGATAAAGTTTTCGTTTTCGTCATCGGTTGGTAATAGCAAGGAGCGAAGTTTATTGCCGTGCAATTCTTTCAGTTTTTTCTTTTGCTCAGTTGAGACTTCTACGGTATTTGAATTTTCGTTTTTCATTTTTTAAATCGAATTTAAAGAGGGTTTAGAACATTTAGTTTTACTTGAAGGGCAAAAAGGTCGTATTCCATTTTCAAGCCCATATCGCCGGTAACATCACGTCCTTCAGATTGGAATTTCGCTACGATTTTGTCAACAATAATCTCGTTGAATTCATTGACGAATTCGACAGTTAGTGTGAAGGGTTTAATATTCATAATACTGCCTCCTTTAGCGGCTACTTCAAGCGGTGTAACATCATGCATCATGATGCCCATTTTAGCATTCGGGGTTTTCTTTCCCCAGCTCCATGATGTAGCATTAGCACCCATTGTGTGGTTAAGTTGATGTTCTTGGGCGTTTCCGTACGTCAAAGTTGTTACTTCGATAGGAATACCGTTCATCTGAACTTTTACATCCACCGAGTCATAAGCTTTCCCGTTTCTAATAATTTCTGCCATTACACTTGAGTTTTAAAGTTGATGGTTCCTTTGATTTCGCCGATGTTTCCGCGTGGTACAATCACATAGCTAACGATTAGTTCTTTAGCTACGATCAAGTCGCTATTTGCATCAACGCTTGTTTTTCCGTAGGTTATTTCGCCATTTCTCACCATATCATCGAATACTTTGTCGCCGATATCTTCCAGGGCAACAACCGTTGCCGGTCTTAGTTTTCCGGTAGTTTCATCAAGAAGCCAGTCGGTTTTTACCTTTGGTAAGTAAACAGATCTCAGTTCTCGGCGTGCTTTATCGGAAGTTCTGCCAAGGGCGATGGTATGTTCGTTAACTTTAAAGTCGGCATCGATAACAACCGGTGCACAAACATGATCGTTATTCAATCTTACCCCGGCTAAACCGGTATAGGTAACTCCAAACACGTAGCCCTTGTTTTCTAAAGTCTGTAAATATTCGATGAGCTCGGTGTTGGTTTTATGGGAAGAAATTCCCGGTTCAATCCAAATTCCTTTTGTACCGTCGGTGATATTGAAGATTTCATTATTACCGATATTTTGGTTTACGTTGGCTTTGGCCATGACTCCCAAAACAGTTCCTACATCTGCAAATTTTTGTGCGTGTCCGGTTTTTGTGGATGCGTAAAGAAAGTCCTGTCCATTGACAAGAGTTACCTTATCCGCCTCTAAATTTTCTAGATTGCGTAAATCTGCAGATGATGATGCGGAACCTGTATTTTGATAACATTCTAAAATAATCTGACATGGCATGAAATGAGCATCCGCCCACTCATACAACGCTTGTGCTTTTGGAATGGCATTATAAACCTCCGTTGGCATACCATTAAGTAGAACCACGGTTGCAGACGCCTCTAAATTCACTGCAATTGCCAACTGCTTGATATTTCCTTTGGCATTTGCCAATAGAAGCTGAGCTTTAGTTTCGCAAATTGTAGGAAGATCAACGGACTGTGCAACCAACATCAGGTGAAGTTCTGTGCCTTCCCCGGCGTTCCTGTAGAACTCGGAAATATGGCGATGAACATTCATGTTATTGGTGGTATCGTATTCAGCGGTAATACCAAGCACTTTCACGTCATTCATATTATACACCGTTGTAGGCGTATCTAAGGGTAAAGCGGAGGCCGCAATCGCAGAAATAACAAGTCCGCTGATTGCGAAACTTAAATTTCTACGATTGGCACCAAGCCTGCCCTTTTCAATTTTTACTCCTGATAAATCTGACATTCTTTTTTTGTCTTTTTTGTTAGGTTATTGCTCGTCACCGGTTTCCGGTGCGTCACTTTCGAAAACTTCAAGTTTCCCTTTCACTTTGCCGTTAGCATCTTTTTTAAGCGAGTTATTCGCGTAATTGATGTCGGTAAAAAACTCACCCTGTGGATTCATCCAAAGCTTTTTAACCTCCGGATTATCTTTGAAAAAATTTTGCGCGTATTCTGTCTGCGCTTTTGATTTTGCCATTGTGTAAGTTTTATAAATTACTCGTTACCGGAAACTACTGCACCAAAACCAATCTCTTGTTTTTTGTCGCAAAGTCCGTAAGTGTGGGTTCTCACTTCTGACGTTGGGTTTTTAGTCCTTGTGTCAGTTTTCATGTCTTTAAATAAGACTTGTACCTGCTCGATATGGTAAACCGTATTCGGAGCATAGAACATGATTGACGCGCTTTGATCTCCGGTAGCTGCGGTGGCTCCAATAGATTTCAAAGTACCTGCTGCGTTATAAACAGGAGCGGCTGAGTTTTCAAAAATCTTCAGGTTGAAGAATCTTTTTAACAGTCCGGTTTCTTTATCGATTTCAAGGTCGCGGTAGTTGCTCGTGCTGGCTCTGTCGTGAATTAAATCAGCCTTGTGTTCATCATTCAAGACGAAATACATTGCTGCTTTATCAGCGAAAGGAATACCTGCCAGTTTATTGAAAAGAAAATCATTCAAATCGGCGTAGGTCATTCTTTTTCTACCGTTTATCACTTCACCGGTTGTTCTGATCACCGGCATTTTTCCTGCAACGTGAGTAGTAGGAGCCAGTTTGTTCAGAACATAATCACGAACTCCCAATTTAAAGGAATTGGTATGCTCCACTCTGATGGCTGCTTCTTTATCGAAAGCCATTGCTCTCAATTCAGCGTCGGTATAAGAGGTTGGAGTTGTATCCATTTTGTCCCACTCAACCAATGTTTTTTTACCAACCATTGGGGATGGTGTAAAATCGGTAGTTGCATTCACTACAAACCCTACATTGTTGATCAGTTTGTTAAAGCGGATACCGTCTTTATCAATTGCTCCTGGGTTTGGTTTTTTCAGAACACCAATAAAGTCGTCTTTATAGTTTCTGAAATCTTCTAATAATTGAGGTTCAACATATTGTTGTAACCATAATCCGTCTACTTCGCTTGCCATTTGTTATTTGTAATTAGCGTTAAACAATTCTTTGAATTTCTCTGGTTCGGATTCAGACATTTTCTCCAACCCTTTAGGGTCTTCGGACTGCCATTTTTTGAAATTCCAATCAGCTCTACCTGCGGAAACAGGTGAAGAACCGCCTCCATTTTGCAACAATGCACCGATGTTTGGCGCAGCCGCTTCTGGGGCTTTAGTTTTAGATTTCAGTACGGTTGCCAACGCTTCGATACCAGATGTTGCACCTATTTTCTTATAGGTTTCTTTTTCACTTTCTTCAAGGTTCGCTGCATCAACCATAGCGTTGATTTGCTCATCCTTGTACGTTTTCAATACAGCTTCAGCGGATTCTTTTTCCGTTTTCAATTCTGCGAACTTTTCCTGTACCGCTTCAATTACGGCGGTATCGGAACTTGCTTCGGTAACAAGCGTTAAAGCAAACGCCTGAATCAAAAGTTTTTTCATATTGTCGTTAAAAATTTGTTGTGAATTTTCCGGCAAACCAATCGCTGCCGGGTTTAGTAGTATGTTTGAAAATAAGTTGTACACTTCAACTTCACCGTATTGTTCCGGTTCGTCTATAGGTAAAATAGTTTCAACTGCGGAAGGAATAATCTCGGAAATGAGACCTAAAGCAAGTGCCTGATCTGCATCTAACCAAGTATCTTTTTCAATATAAGTTTTGGCATCCGCTTCGGTGATCTGCAAACGTTTGGAAAGTTTCTTTACAAAGTTTTTTTCCATTAATCTCAGCAAGCTGGCTGAACTTTCGTGATCTTTTGCTTCACCATAAGAACCACTTTTTGGAGCGTGCAGCATCGCATAACCATTCTCTACCATTCTTACTGTTTTAGCTGAAAGAATCAGAATAGCGCCCATACTCGCAGCCAAACCAATGATATCAATAGAGATATTTGATTTTGAAGATTCCAGCGCGTTGCACATAAGATTACCATCGAAAACTGAACCACCGTATAAGTGCATTTTAATCACGATATCGGTGTATTGTTTTTCTAGGCGGTTAAGTTCAGATACAAACCAAAGTCCGTCGCCACTCCAGATGGTTCCTAAGACGTAAAGTTCGTTTTCATTTGAGCGTAATATCATTGGTTACTGCGAATTATGAAGCAAACATAAAACAGCGACAACCGCGAAAAAAGAAAAGTTGCAAGGGTTGCAACACAAATAAATTTTGCCTCTTTTTATTTTGAAGTTTGCCTTAAAAAGTGTAGAAAACTAATGGCAAAACGAGTGATTAATGAGCCGTTGAGAGCGATGGCAGAACGAATGTTCGTAGAAGAAGGCATGACCGCCAAATCTATTGCAGCTGCATTGGATATTACGGAACAAACCGTCGGGCGATGGCGAAAGGGAATTCAGGGCGATATCTCCTGGGACGATAAAAAAGCACAATTCTTAGCCGCTCCTCATAACATCAAAAAGGTTTTAATGAATGAGCTAAACCACCTATCAAAAGGAGGCGATGCTACTATCGATGTGAAAGCCATTGCCGATGTTACCAAAGTAATTTCAACACTTTCAGAAAAAGTAAGCGCACAGATTGTTTTTACAGTACTACGCGAATTCGACAATTGGATGGCCACACAAGATCCGGATAAAGCGATTGAGTTTTTGGATTGGCACCGAACATTTTTACTCTATAAAGCCCAAAACGAAGTATGAGCGATGTAAAACTTTCGCGATTGCAAGAAAAAATGCTGCGTGATTACGATGAGCATTGTAAATCTATTGAATTGCGGTCGGGTGAAGGATTAGATCCAAACGAAACTCCGATTTCGCGTAAAAAAACACGTTCGGGTTGGGAAAAAGACTATATCACATGGTTTGAAGAAATGTTCCCGGATTATGCAAAAGTAAAATCAGCTTGGTTTCATAAGAAATTAGCAAAGATTCTTATTGATAATGACGTGTGTGATTTACTAGCTGAAATCTACCGGTCCGGTGCAAAATCTGTGCATTTAGATCTTGGTATTCCTTTATACTTATATGTCACCGATCGAATGAAATTTATGCTATTAATCGGGCAAACTGATTTAAAAGCTAAAAAACTAATCTCCGACATTCAGGCGGAACTTACTTACAATAAAAAATTCATCCACTACTACGGCAAAAAATTCAAATTTGGCGATTGGTCGGAAGGCGATTTCACTACAACCGACGGCGTAAAGTTTATGGCAATGTCGCCGGGACAATCTCCAAGAGGTTTGCGTGAAGGAAATCAGCGTCCGGATTACATTGTAATTGATGACGTCGATACCAAACAACGCTGTAATAACGATGAGCTTTCAAACAAACTGTTAGAATGGGCGTGGGAAGATTTACGTGGTACTTTCGATGAAGGTTCCAAGTTCAGACGATTTGTAGTGGCGAATAATAACTTTAATAAAAATACCCTTATCAATAAGCTGAAGGAAGAATTTAAAGTCTTCAGCAAAAAAGTAAAGGAGTTGGGATTGAAACAAAAACACTTTGTTGTTACGGTTCCGGCAGTGAAGAACCTCACCACCTTCGAACCCAATTGGCCCGAAAAAACATCAGCTGAATACTGGAAAGAAAAATACTATACCACACCTTACCGCTCATTCATGCGCGAATATCAGCACACCCATATTTTGGAGGGTACAATATTTAAGAATGATGAGATCCACTATAAAAAACGTTTGCAGCTTCGCCAGTATGACGCACTTTGCTTCTACGGCGATTTAAGTTACAAAGATGCCGGGGATTATAAAGCAATGATCTTCGCCGGAAAAACGGGGCGTGAGTTCCATATACTGGATGCGTTCGTAAAACAGACTTCCCGTAACAACACCGCTATTTGGCTTTACGAAACAGTGAAAATGAAAGGTTTATTAACCTACAACATTCAGTATTTCATAGAAGGTCTTTTTGCCCAGGATGAATTTGTAAGTGATTTTGATGCTGTGGGCGATTCGTACGGTTGGTACGTTCCGGTTGTAGCTGATCAGAAAAGCAAGACCGGGAAATTCGACCGTATCGAAAGTATGGCCGGTTACTTCGAAAGAGGGAATGTTTTCTTTTCTGAAGAATTAAAAGAATCACCCGATTGCATAGAGCTGATCAATCAATTATTAGCATTCCAAAAAGGGAGCGGTGCGCATGATGATGCGCCGGATGCCCTGCAAAGTGCGATCTCTAAACTTAATGTACAGGCGACTTTGAATTCAGTACCTCCAAAAATTACTACACGCCGCGAAATGATTAATAATAAACCAAACCGATTCTAAATGATCTACGAAATTATTTCTGAAAACTTTCCACAAGAGGTTAAAATTGATAGTGATTTTCCGAAGTGTAAATGTGGAGGCGAATTCCAAGCATACAATAACTATTCGAAAAACAGAAAGTTTCACGGAACTACTGCTGAATGTAAAAAATGCAAAGAGTTTTTCTGTGGTTACGATTATGAGGATTTAAAGAAAACAATACCAAACGCTCAAATTATCAGAGCCAAAAAAAAATAACATGCCATTTATAACTGAAGATGATTACACGGTTCTTATAAGAAGCGAGATCAAAAACATATTACTGGAAAACTATTCAGATACCAAACTGAAAACAGCAGAAAACATGGGAATCGCCCAGGTTAAAAAACGATTAGCCGGGCGATATGATGTTGACAAAATATTCTCAGCTGAAGGCGATCAACGTGACAGCTATATCGTGATGATCACTTTAGACTGTGCGCTGTATCATTTATACACTGCAACGGTACCTAATAAAATCCCCACTATCCGAGCCGAACGGTATCAAGATGCTTTAGATTGGTTAAAATCTGTAGCACGCGGTGAAGAAAACACCGATTTGCCGGTATTGGAAGACGAAACAGGAAACCAACTTTTAGGAATTACAATCACTTCTAAATATCCACCAAGTAATAACAGATGGTAAATAAAATTACAGAAGTCAGCGATGTAAAAGGATTATATCTTTTCGATTGTCCAGGTTGTAAGTGCTCGCATTACATAAACACTAATCCGGCTAATGGTGCAGTTTGGGAATTTAATTTTGACATGAAAAGACCCACGGTTTCACCTTCGATCTTTGTAAACCGTGGAAGCTTAGACAAGAGAATGCCTCAATGCCACTCTTTTATAAAAGACGGGCAAATTCAGTTTTTAAATGACTGCACGCATAACCTTGCTGGACACACAGTCGAAATACCAGATTTAGAATAGATGATAATACCCTTTAAAACGCCTTTAAGCTTTCATATTTCACACTTTAATAATTAAACCGATGAAGATATTAGGTTACGATATAAATTTCAATAAAACAGCCCCTTTTGCACCATCTGCTAAAACTGAAAATCTCGGACGAAAAAATCCGATGCTTATTTCCATTGTTGAAAACTTTAAAGACAATAGCAGAAAGGATATTGACAAATGGCGGAAAGCTCTTACAATGGCTTATCACCCCGAAAATCCAAAACTCAATTTTCTTTATGATTTAATTGATGATCTGAAAACTGACGGCCACCTGCAGTCCCAAATTCAGATGCGGAAAATGTCGACGCTCAATACCGATTTTCAAGTCATCAACCGAACTACTGGTGATATTAACGAAGAGCTCACATTCACACTAAGACAACAGTGGTTTTATGAGTTTCTTGATCATGCTTTAGAATCTATCTTATATGGAACTTCGATTATTGAATTTACTGGCTTTAACGGTGATAAAATAGATATTAATTTAATTCCGAGACGAAATGCCGCCCCGGCGAAAAAGCGAATTTATCCGGATGTGACAAAAGACGATTTTATTGATTACAGTAATCCGCTTTTTGCAAAATGGCTAATTCAGATCGGGAAAGGTAATGATCTGGGTATTATCAATAATATCGTTCCGAACATCATTTGGAAAAGAAATGTAATGCAGTCCTGGGCAGAATTCTGTGAAAAATTTGGTTTACCATTAATTACGGCAACTACCAATACTTCAGATGCTCAAGTGATCGATAATGTTAATACGATGCTACTTTCATTGGGTGAAGCAGGCGCGGCCACTTTCCCGATGGGAACCGATATTAAATTTCAGGAAGCCAACCGTACCGATGCTTATCAGGTTTACATGAATTTCATGCAAAGTAATGCTGATGAAATTTCAAAACAACTCGTCGGTTCTACAATGCTATCCGATCAGGGTTCTAACAGATCACAAACCGAAGTCCACGAAAGAACTTTGGATGAGAAAATTTCTCAAGCCGACAAGCGAAACATCGGATTCATCATTAATGATCTTCTATTTCCTTTGCTACAGCTTCAAGGATATTCCATTTCGCCGGATGATTATTTTGAGTTTAAAACTGCTGAGCAAGAAGCTGATCTCACCCAGCTTTGGAATATTACATCGGGTTTGCTTAATAGCGGTTACGAAGTAGAACAAGATTGGATTTCAAAAACATTTAACATCCCATTGGGAACTAAAAAAAAAATCCCAGCCAGTAGAGAACCTGGTATAAATACCGCAGCGGCTTATTTAGATGTAGGACCTGAAGAACGGTATCCGTTCGCCTGTACGTGTGGAAAACATGTGATCGCAATTTCGGAACCGTTGAAAACTGCGCTCACTGCTCTTACAAAAGAAATGGTAAAGGCTATTTTCAATAAAACCGAAACAGCCGGTATTTATGGAAAAATGGTTGTAACCGAAGCACTGTATCTATTATCCGGACTTCGTGAAAATTTCAAAACATTTTCACCATACGTGGGACAGGATCAGTTGGTTTTGCAAATGATGGAATACAACCTGTTTGAGTTTTCAGCTAGTAAAACAGAAGCCCGCTTCGCAACTGCGATGGATTTATTAGTTGATGAAAAAGGAACGCTGAGAAGCTATAAAGATTTTGAGTTTGCAGTAATGCAAAAAACGGAAAATTTTAATAAAAAATGGCTCGAAACGGAATATAATCTTTCGGTTGCAGTTGGTCAGAATTCAGCGGCTTATGTGCGCTTTCTGGCTGAAAAGGATACAGTAACTCCTTTTGTACAATACCAAACAGCCGGTGATGATAAAGTGCGAGATACCCACCGAATTTTAAACGGTAAAATATTCTCGTTGGATGATAAAGAAGCTATGCAGTTATGGCCACCAAACGGCTACGGTTGTAGGTGTGAAATGTTGCAATATATAGGTAATGCTAAAGGGAAAGTTACCACCGGAAGCGCAGCAAAAGGGATGATTTATTCCAAAGACTCAAAATTTGAGAAATCTCAGTTTGAACTAAACCGTGGTGATCTGAAGGAAGTATTCACCAAAAAGCAGTTCTATTTAGAAAACAAGAAACTTCCGGAAAAGGTAAACCAATTGTCTTTTGATAAATACAATCTCAAGAAATGGGATGATTTTAAAGATACATTAAAGCCTATAAAATTAGATAAATCGATTACCAAAGATAACACGAAAGAACTTTTTAGGAAAGTGCAAAATTCTAATTACATGGGTTTTGAAGATTATTATGGCCGAAAAATGATTTTAAAAGAAAAGGTTTTTGACGCTCATACAAGCAAGCATTATTTGACAGATAAAGAAAATCGCCATCAACTTTTTCCGCATATTAAAGATGCTTTAAATAATCCTTCAGAAGTTTGGCAATACGAAAAACAAGAGGGTAGCAAATCATTTAAAACCCGATACATCAAGTTTTATAATGATACTGTATTAATTGTTGAATGTGATATGGATAATAAAATGGGATTGGAAATCCTAACATGGTATCCGATGAAAGGAGACGAAAAAGAAATCCGAAAAGGGTTTAAGATTAGATAAAAAAAAGACCTTATGAATCATAAAGTCTTTTTGCAAGAGTAATTGTAAAGGTGCGGTGCAACCCGGTATATTAGGTTTGTTCTTGCGTTCGGTGACCCTCTTTTAACGATCATCTTTACAATTCCGATACAAAAATACAAATAAAATTTATATAACCAAATGGCTACAAGTAAATTAACAATGCTCATCGACATGAGTACCAAAATGTTTAATAACAAACTTTCTGAACTACAAGGAAAGTGGAGTCAAACAGTTGGAAAAATGGAGGCTAAATATAGCGACTTTATCAACAAAACTGGATCGGGAAATCTTCTTGAAAAAATTAAGAATCCCGCCGCAGGTCTTTTAGTTGCTGGAACCGCCATTGTAGGTTTCATGGGTAAATCTACCCAAATGGCAAACGATTGGCATACCCAAATGGCGGAAATCAACGTCACCGCCGGGCTCACAAAAACAGAGCTCGCTGGATTATCGGACCAACTTCTGCAAGTTGGTGCGCGAAATATTGCACCACTGGAAGAGGTTCCGAAAGCCTTTACCAGAATTATTAGTGCCGGGTTGGATGTAAAGCAATCTTTGGACGCTTTGGAACCAACCATGAGAGCCGCCAAAGCAGGATTTACAGATATTGAAACCGTAGCCGGTGCGGGGATCTCGACGATGATGTCGTCCGGTAAAGACATTAACCAGGTTTATGATGTACTTTTTCAAACTGTAAAAGAAGGTAATGCCGATTTCAAAAACATCGCTCAATATTTACCGAGAATTATTCCATTAGCACGAAGTGTGGGTTATGAGCTTGAAAGTACTGCCGGTGCCTATGCATCGTTGACAACTAAGCTTTCCGCTGAACAATCCTCCACTGCTTTGGAAGGGATTATGAGAACGCTTTCCAATGCTGATGTATCAATGGGTAAACTCGATGGTAAAACTGGCAAATATGTAAGCGGTTTCCGGGCAATCGGAATTAATATTTTTGATTCTGCAGGTAAAATACGTCCGCTAATCGACATCGTGAAAAACCTAAACAAAAGTTTTGAAGGATTAACCGATGAACAAAAGATTCAAAAATTAAGCAAATTAGGTTTTGATCAGGCAACTGCTTTAGGTTTCGGAACCTTAATGCAGGATGTCGCCGGGCTTGAAAAAGCAACCCGTGCAACTTCTTTTGCTCAAGGTTCTTTAAACAAAGCTTACATGGACTCGCTCACGCCTATGGAGCGATGGGGCGTGATTCAAAATAACATCAAAGCCTCCATGATCAAATTAGGCGAAGTGGCTTTGCCTTATGTCACCGCAGCTTTAGAGAAAATTGCACCGCTGTTTCAGTGGATGTTCCGAAATATTGATACTATAATTCCGGCTGTAGGCACATTTATCGGGGTTTTGGGTGGTCTTGCTGCAGCGATTTGGGTGGTTAATCTTGCAATTTGGTCAAATCCTATAACATGGCTTGTAGCCGGTATCGCTTTACTTATTACGATGATCGTTTTAGCGATTAAAAAATTCAACTCATGGGGATCAGCTTTATTGGTTTTTCTCGGACCGATAGGGATGGTAATTAATACCATTAAAACGCTCTACGATCATTGGGAAAGTGTGAAAAAAGCATTTGAATCCGGAGGAATTGTAGCTGCTTTATTTAGAATTAAAGACGTTCTTTTTGATGCATTCCTAAAACCATTGCAACAAATATTAGAAGTTGTAGATAAAGTTACAGGAACGAATTTCGGCAATATTGTAAAATCTTACAGAGACTCTCATAAGCTAATCACCGGAAATGAAAAAATTCAAAAAGCTTTGGATTCCGGAGGTTTGGTAATGTATAATGGTAATCCTGTTTTACCAGCTACAAAAGCTAGACTGGAAGCAAGGGATGCTGAAAAAGAAAAAAGTTCCCTTTATAAGCTTCCTGGGCTTTCGGAAGGTGGTGTATTTTCTAACGGTGCAGGTGGTACCAATGGAAAAGACAAAACCAAAACCAAACTAGGAAACGATGTAAACAGAATCTCCGGAGCCGCTAAAGAAGTCAAAAACATTACCGTAAAATTCGACAGTGTGCACCGTGGTGATAATATCATCAATAATGGTAGTGGAAAAGGAATGTCGATGGAAGATTTCGAGAATTTCTATAACGAAATGATGATGCGTATTCTTAGAAACCTTGAAACCTCATAAGCCATGTATGTAGAATTTAAAACCGATTTTTTTAAAAGACTGCAAAAGGTGAATAAACCTTCATTCATGCGGAGATTGGTCAACCGATCCGGTGTAGTAGCCGTCAATTTTTCCAAAGAAAGATTTGTACGGAAGGATTGGTTAGACGGTAATTCACGCCAAACATGGGAAAAGCGTAAAAGGAAAGATAAAGGCTCACTAATGGTGCGTTCTGGGCGGTTAAAACGTTCCATTCGCAAAATGTCTGAAGGGGATTATTTTGTGTATATCGGTACGGATGTTCCGTATGCAAAAGCACATAACGAGGGCGGTGAAATAACTAAAACGGTAAACGTTAGAAGTCATAAAAGAAAAAAAACAACACATGCTTCAGTTAATCTTAGGACCAGGAAGAAAAGTAGAAAACGAGTAGCAACCGGTGAGACTTATACCGTAAAATCATATCAAAGGAAAATGAATTTAACCCTACCAAAGCGTCAATTTATTGGTGATTCTGCTGCTTTAGCTAAAAGAATTGAGCGGTTTGCAAGTGTTGAAATTAACAACGAAATACAAAAATGATGAAATGCTTGCATCTCATTTTTCAAATAAAAATATAAACATCGAAAATGAAACTTTTTTATAAAAAACTCATTGCCACTTTCGGAAAGGAAGAGGTGAAAGACCAGTACAGAACCAAAGGCATCATGCCTCCACAGTTTATTGATTTATATGCCGGACAAGAGTATAATCCGGAAGCTTTTGAAGGGCATAATTATCCTGCAATATTGGTAGATTGGTCTATCGATTACCGAAATCAACCTCCGATTGCAACGCTCAATTTTCACCTGTGTTACGAGCAAGTACGCGATACCAGCAGTTTAGGGAAAAACACCGATGAAGCATTGAAATTTATCGACTTTATTTGGATTACCGATGAGGTTCTGAAGACGATTGAAACCGAGCACACTGGAAAGCTCAGTCTCAATACAGAAGGCCATAAATTAGACGATACCGTTGTAGATGTATATGATCTATCCTACCAATGCAGCTACAGCGGTAAATTGGCTGCACCGCAAACCGGATACATCAAAGGGCAAATAGAAAACCTCACCCAAAGGCAAGGTTTATATGCTAAATTGTTGGAGTAGAGTTTAAAAATTCTTCAATATTAAAGTTTTTGAAAAACTCAAATTCTTTCATAAATGCTGGTCTTTTAGAAACTTTTCTATCAAAATATTCACCTATGCTTTCACCGTTTTTCAAATCATATCCTATTGGTTTATCATCAACTTCCTTAGCTATTTTTGCCATTTTCATTACTTGTGGTTTATAACTATCAAAAAAAGTTTGTAAAGGAGTATTGTTCGCTTCTTTAATTCCTTTTTTTGTTTCATCAACTCTACCTTGTGTAGCACAGCCCAAAATCCAGTAATAATCCATCAATAGTTGTGAATTTGGAATGTTAGACCTATTCTTTCTTATGAACTCACTTTTCTCAAAAAAATAACCACCAATAGAAATTGCTTGAATTGTTTTAGTTGATCCGAGTTCTTTTTTATTAAGTTTAGATGCTTTATTAAATGAAAATATAAGGATTATAATAAGTATAATAGCAAGGTATATCATGATTAAACATTTTCCCCAAAAATACAAAAACCGCCCAAATTGAGCGGTTTTAATTTAATATGAAAATGAAATTTTATTTTTCCATTCTTTCAATATCCACAAAAAATACTTCAGCACTTTCACCGCTTATATTTTCGTAGGCTTTAAAGGCGGTTTTAGCTTGGTTTAAAAGTTCTTTAACCTTGGTGTTATTTGCTGCTAAAATCTTCTCATTGTCGGCATTTTTATCGGTGTAACCAAAGTCTGGTTTCAGTTCCGGGCGGTATTTTAATTTTCGGGCGTATTCGTAATTGAGTTTGCCCAGGAGAAAATATACTTTGCCGGTTTCAACACCTTTTGAGATCATAAAATTAAGATCGTCAATTCCTTTTTGAAAATTATTTTCAGCAACGGTGTTGGCTCTGATCCAACGGTAATCTAACGTTTCGGGTGATAATTGCACGGCTTTTTCAATGTTTTCGCGCACATAGCTGTACATGTTTTTATTAAGATAATACTTTGCAGTTTCATAATATGCATCTGCGTTTGTAGGTTCTTTAGCAATTACCTTTTCTAAAATCTGTTTGCCTTTGTAGCTTTCAGGATCTTTATCCAAAAGGATCTTCGCTTCCTGTACGGTTTGGCTGAATCCTAAAACAGATATCAGCAGGAATAGTAGTGTTTTTTTCATTCTATTTCAAGGTTTATTGGCTCATCTGATAAACAGTCCCATATTACAGTTCCGTTACCTGGAATGCTAATTTTTTCGACAACAATGTAATTAATATTATAATCATTTTGTTTAAAATACGGGCAATCAATGGTTAGTGCTTTGGGTGTATTAAATAGATTATTCAAATTTTCGATGTCTTTTAAGTTCACATTATTAAATGTGATTTTAATTCCAAAATCGCCTAGAGGCGTAAGGTCTAAATCTAAAATTACATCATATTCAAATTCATTTTCGATTAAAACTGTAGTGTTGATGTCACGTTCCACTCGTAAATTTTCCATTACCAACTACTTTTTAATTCAAGTGTTAATAACAGGTGATAATCCAATACATCATGATCGAGATACCAGGTTCTTTCAGTTACAATTCCTTCCAGCCTTTTGCCGTTTTTTGAAGCTTCATAAGACGCTATTTCCTTTTCGTCAGCATTAAATAAATTACCAAAAAATATAGAATCTCCGATAAGTGGGCTTTCAGGTAACTCCATTATTTTTTCTTCTAAATCAAGCTGCGCATTGCGCGTGTACAATTGAACTTTAACCATTATTTTTTAGTTTATTAATTTTCATTTTCAATATTTGGCAGGAATGGAAGTCTTCATCTATTTCCGCTTGTTTTAGTTGCGCTTCTAAAAGCTTTATCTGATCTGCTACATTACCAAAGTCATCGACAATAATTCTTCCGCTCCTGCGATGCCAGTGGTTCATGAAACCTTCCGGACATATAAATTGTTCGTAAGACCGCAACTCATTCGTAAGTTTCTGTATTCTTTTAACCGAGTATTTATCATACTTTACTACAATTTCCTCGTTTTCATCAAACTCATGAGAAATAACCGCATTATCATGAGCATCTAATATTTGCTGCAGCAACTTTTTCCGACGTGGATCATTCTTTAAACTTTCAGGTAAATCCATAATTCAAATGTAATATTTTTTAAACTAATTTCGGTTTTACAAATTCCTTTTGAAATTCTCTAATGGCTACATTTTGCCAGAGGTTTTTTTCACAGGGCATATCTTCGCCTTTCAGCGCGCAATAGGTCTTTATTTCAAAGGTTTCTACGCCGCCCGGAAACGTTTCATCCGTATCGGTATAGTTGTATCTCAAAAGTAAATAACCTTTAGTGCGCAATGCTTCAAATATTTCTGCTTGCGTATATAGAAATCCGTTAATATACAGGAATGTTATACCTGTATCATTACCGTTCGCAAAGTCAAATCCGCTATTTTCCATCGTTTAATATTTTTTCAAGTTCATTTTCTAAACATTCAATTTTGTAATTAAGACTTTCAAGAAATTGAAGCCGTAGATCGTTGAATGGTATTTTGCTAAGATCTACATTACTGTAAGCAGGACTAATTCCGTAAACTTCATTTTTGATCTGAATTCTAGGACTTGAGTTAAAGGCTTTTGATTTTTCCCAATTATCCAGTTCCTTGGTAAGTTCTTCGATTTCGGCCTCGAGTTGTGAAGCCTTTTTTAAATTTTCTCTTTTCATAATAATTTTTGGTGTAAATCGTTTCGTAAAAGTTCCATTTTGTTGCGTTCATAAATACCAAAACCACTGTTATACTGTAGTTGCCACCAGATGAAATCGTACATCGTATTGGCAAAATAGTAGGGGAAACTCATTTTGAATTTTTTACTGCTCTGCTCATGCGATATTACTTTTCTTTCGAATATATTTCGGAGCTCAAAAAACAGATACCTGTTTGCTTTTTCGTCTCGGGTTTCGCAGTCTGACACGTCATTTTTTCTATAGAGATCGAAACACGCTTTCAGTAAAAAAAGCGTGTCCGAATCTATTTTGATTGTTATTTTCATTTAAAAATTTGTATTAAAATTATTGTAAACATCATTCCTGCTACAAAACTTGCAATCATAGCGATTCTCTTATTTTCAACGCGGTTGTTAATGTGTGTTGAACCAATATTGGCAAGCATCAAAATTATATAGAGTATCATATTATGAGAAATAAAGTTTAGCTTCATATTTCCTTCTGGTCACCAATCCCGGTATCTTTTTCCCTCCGGAATTTACCCACTTCATAAACTGAACTCTGATATCGGGATCAGCCGGGTTTTTGTTTACTCTTTTCAGGAGTGTAGAAGTTTTCAAGGCGTTGGTTCCAACGTTGTACGCAAAGGAAACAAGCGCGTTAAACTGGTTTTGGTTGATGCGTGCTGTTACATACTCATTCACCTTTTTTACATAGAACTGAATGGTATTATTAAACAGCTGCATTTCGCGTTGAGGCGTTATTGTGTCGCCTTTTTTCACACTGGTGCCATCTTCGTAGTAAGTAATACCGCGTCCGATGGTCCAAACTCCTTTGCTGTCCTGGTACGCTTTGTATCGTGTACCTTCACGCTCGGAAAGGAATTTTTGCCCGGTGAGATCGAGCATTTTTTCTGCTTCAAATGAAGCTAATGAGACATAAGCAAGATTAATTTTGCTTTGGGAAAACTGAAAATTTGCCATGGTATAAAATTTAATTGGTTTTAGTTGATGATAACTTTTCCGCGGCTTCAATTTTCTTTAGTTCACGTTTTGCGGGAACCCCCAAATAATGATGGTAAGTTCGCTTGCAAATGTTGAACTGGTCTTCAATAAATCTGTGAAAAATTTCTTTGTACGTAAGTCCGTACTGGTGATACTGCATCTGCGTGATCTCCTGAATTTTCACAATGGTTTTGTAATAGTTTTTTTTATTGTAAGCCATACGGATTTTTTATATATCTTTGTGAAACATCACTCCCACAGAGACTTTTACCGTTTGGCTAAGAGTCTTTTTTTTTAGTTGTAATTCTGTGATTCTATGGTGAAGCTTTCAACCATTATTTTCGCAAAATTCAAATCCTTCTGCATATTCGTAAAGGCGGTGTACAAACTCACCAATCGCTGCACCGGAATCTTATTAAAATCCTTTGCTTTGGCTGCTCTACACGCGATGCCTTTTACAATATCGGGATTGGCTTCCTTGTTCATTTTTTTTAGAAAACCATAAACTGCAGCAATTACTCTTTTGCGCCAAATATCTGCGCTATCACGTTCGGCTTGCTGTAGTTTAGCAACGATTTCACTCATTTCAGCCGGGGTGAGCTCGCGCGCACTGGTGGTTCTGCCTTTGGTCCAGGAACAAACCAATTGCGCCCGGTCTTCGTCTGATACTTTCTGATAGGAAAGAATGGTCATGAGTTGTTTTAGTGTGGCCATTTTAAAGAGGTTTTAAAGGTTTTTTTAAGATGCTTTTAGGTTTTCTTTTTGTTTTTTTCTTCAGATAATCTGATATCGCTTCATTTCGGAATTCTTCTACCAGTTCCGCCACGTCCAAACCTACAGATTCGCCGTTTTCAAAGTAGTTTTTATACTTTGCTTTGAGGAGCAGTATGAAGGTTTCGGAGGTCATTTTTTATTTAAAATTAATAGTGCATAAGCAAATGCTGTAACAGCGTCATCATTTTTGAATTTATCAATGATTGAATATTTTTATTTTACCTTATTTGCTAAATTATACTTACCGTTTTTCAATAACTTTTTATAGACTAATTCTGCCTTTTTTTGAATTGAATAATCGATAAATTCACTTAAAATATTATTCATTTTTATTGCTTCTAATTGTTCCCATCAGCGGACTCGAACCGCTACAAAAAACCGTTTGGGAGGCTTTGGTACTTTTTTGCTAATCGCTTAAAGATGTCTGTAATGGAATTTTGCGAAGTTCTTCCAAAGCGACGTTCATCTCTCCCTGCTTCTGTAAGTTTTTCTTCTAAGATTTGCATGGTCTCCATAATTAAAATGCTATCTTTTTTGCTGTATGGATTCAATTCTTGATTTAATTCGTATTTTCCGTGATATACGATTGCAGCTAAAATTGCACATTCATCTTTTGTAAGTTTCATTTTATAAATTTTTGTTCCCATCAGCGGACTCGAACCGCTGAATAAAACCGTTTGGGAGGTTATTGTACTTTATCAATGAAAATCACCCCTTCTTTATAGTCTTTTGATGAATGATAGAAGTAGAAATTCACAACATCAATTCCGGAAAGCATTACATCTTTTTTATAACTTGTTCCTGTAGTCCATAAGTGTGGATATTTTGCTTTACATCTGGGATTTTCTATACAGATTTCTTTAATTCTGCTGATAACTTTATCTGTAAATTCTTTGAAATCTGCATCCTGAATAAGTGTCCGATCTATTGATCGTAGATATTCTATGATTGCTTTTTCAAGCTTGTTTTTTGCGGTATAATCCGACGAATAGTAGGCTAAATACATGTTTTCTTATTTGTTTTTTTTTGATTACTTTTTTCTTCATTATTTGTTTTGTATTCACTCAATAAGCACAGTGCCTTTTTATAAGCTTTATTAAACTGCATTTCTGTAATTTCTTCACACAGATAACCTGACGCCTTAAAATCTAGCCATTTATCAGTATCAATGCCCTTTAGTTTGCTTTCATCTCTATTGAAAACAATAGATAACCCTTTATGAAAAACATCTATTTCTCTAACTTTCATGTACATTGTCTCTACATGGAATGATTTCTTTAAATATTTCATCACAAGTCTTATTCTTGGTTAAATAAATCCGGTTGCTTCACTGTCTTTTTCCCGTTGTTCCAAATCACAAACTCCTTGTTCCCGCCGAAACGGCTGCGCGGTTTGCTGATTCTGAAATTTTCTACATACGATTTGATGTCGCACATGTACTCAATATCTTTGGCGTATTGGCTTTTTGGGGACTCATTTCGGCTCCATGTAATAATTACAAAGGCTTTCTTTGGGTGACGTTTGATAAGGCTTTTATACTGCTCCGTTGTCAGTCTCATATAATCCAAACTGTCAATAAAAATGATTCCCGGAGCGGCTTTTTTGATGTAATCTGAAAGTTCCAGTACAGAACCACCTTCCAAAAAGATAATTTTGCCCGCTACTTCCTCCATATTATTGCGGATAATTGCATCCTGAAGGCTTTTTGAAATCCCTTGTTCATAACTGCAATACAACACTTTTCTAAAGCCTGCGAGATACTTTGCAAACTTTACAGAAAACTCGGTTTTACCGTTTCCGGGATCACCGTAAATAATCATCTGGAAGTTTTTCTCCGGTTCTCCGAAGCTTTCCTTCCACTCACCCTCGAAAGGGAAAATGTCGAACTTCTTATTAATGAAGTTGCTCACGCCAATTGTTTTCATATCTCTCTAAATTTGTTTGTTCCCCCGGCAGGATTCGAACCTGCAATTTCCATTTCTGGCGATTTTATCCGTTTTAAATCTATCGTGAGGATTTTTACGTGCTCAAACCTTAGCAGTTTGTAAAGCAGGGCACGGTTTTTAAGACTTGTCTGTCTGCCGTCTATTCCGGCGGTCAATCAATTTATTAACTACCGCATTCGGTTCCAGTCGTTGCCGGTGAGCGCCCAAATGGTAATCGCGATAAGTCCGGCGAATAGTGCGTATTCCATTATGATGTAGGCAATAAAAAGGTTAGGTCTACATCTTCCGGAAGGTTCACGTTGGTAATGCTCAGCGGAAGGCTTTTTTCAATGCCGGTTCCGTCTGTAGAATAGGCTTCGATAAACCATTTGCTCAGCTTCGGTTTGTAATTGGCTTGGATGATTTCCAAACCACGCTGAAAGTCCGTATCGGGATAACTTTTGTCGGCGATTTGGCGCAGTTCCAAAACCTTCTTGCTGTCCAGATCGCCTTTGCCGTTTTTCTGCAAAAGACGGTTGATGGCGGAAAGCAATTTTTTGGAATTGTCATCTTTGGCGAGCGTTCCAAGGAACTTGTGGACCATTGCGAGTCCGTATCCGGCATCATCGCCATAGCCGTCTGTAATTCGATACCCCAACTTGATAGACTGGTTCCCGAAAGTCACGGTGTGACTTTGCTGATTACTTTTCACCCCGATGGTTTCTATTTTCAGTTTTAGATAATCCATAAAATCGCGGAAGATTTGTTCTTTAGCCAAAGCAAGGTTTTCGCTGGCCTCCTGCAACCTGGTGAACGATGCCGGAACTACATCTGCCGCAATAGCTTCCAAAGCTTCGAGGTCTTTCACTCTTTGCTCCTTTTCTTGTTTTTCGATTTCTTTAGCCTGTGCGATGAAGGCTTTGCGCTCTTCGGATGTTAATTTGGTGATGTCGATTGTGCTCATAGTATGTTATTTAGTAAAATTAGTTGCTGTAATTGTTCTTCTCTTTTCTCCAGTTCTTCAGCGAGCTCTTCCCATTCATCGCTGTATTTTTCGTTCTCTAACTTTTTTTTGAGGATGAAGATCATTTCCTCAAGTTCAGTTTCTGTTGGTGGGAAAAATTCATTTGTCATTTTAGCCGTTATGTGTTGTTAAGAAATAAGCTCTGTGTTGCGAACTCCAAGTGTATTTTCCTTTCTTTTCCGATTCCTGTCGCTTTGCTAGTGCTAAAGCGTTTACGGCGCCGATGCGCTGTTTATGTAGCTCTGTGCCTTTTGCCAGTTCGTGTCCGGCGGTGTCTCCTTTTCTCATTTTGTAGGTTTTAATTGTTCGTTTATTGCTTTTAATTCAAGTTCTTTTTGTTGGATTATTTGGTGATCTTTGGCGATGCTGATCTGCCAAATCACAATTTCTTTTCGCCTTAATAATTCGCTTTGCGAAACTTCTTTCAATGACATTAGAAATCAATGGTGTTTAGGAAAGAAACCGTTATTTTTTCGTTGCTTTTTTCAGCTTCCTTAAAGGCTTTTTTAATGTAGACCTCGAATTCACCGAAGTTTCTTACACGATCCGCAAACCATTTTTTCACATTGTCTTCCTTGATTCCGATTTCTTCGCAGGTTTTATAGACATCTTCACGAATGGAGGTTTCTAATGTTTCGCGGTTGCTGAACCTACGTGCAGTTTGGCGAAAATTCTGTTTGTTTTTATTGTACCCATCTTCTAGGATTTTGTTGATTCCCATTCCTATGATTCCGAAGGATACTTTACCTTCCAAGCCGTCGGATAGAGATTTGATGATGTTTACATAGCCGGATTTTTTTCCGATATGCTCAGCTTCATCGATTATCAAAATCGCATCATTTTCTGATTCAAGTTTTTTAATTACTTTTTTAATGATGGTTCCTGCAGTACCGAAGGTTTCAACTCCTACAATTTCAGCGATGTTTTTTGCAAACTCTTTTGAATTTTCAACCGCTGAACAGGTTACTAAATAGGTTCCCATAGGAAACTTCATTTTGTATTCCCGGCACGCATGAGATTTTCCGGAACCGGTGTCGCCGTCAATCGTAAATCTTTCTTTTTCTTTACGGCTTTCAATGATTTTCGGAATGATCTGTTTGAAATTTTGGGTGTTAAAGTGTCTCCACACTTCAATTTTCAATTTGAAGCCGATTGCTTTGCACAAATCCAAATAATATTTGTCTTTGATCTCGGTAGAACCGATGTGCGTTTTGCCTTGCATAATCTGCGAAACGTAAGCTTCGCCCACTTTGGAATCGCGGCTCAATTGCGCCTGATTACCGCCTGTTTCAGCAAAATATTTGTTAATTTCTGCCGGAATGATGGTAAGTTTCTGAAATTCTGTTAACTTTGTCATCTCTTAAATTGTTTAATTCATGTTGTAACCGCTCTTTTTGGGCGGTTATTTTTATTTTACTACCAGTAGTTTTCGTTGAAATCGCGGTCAATTCTTTGTTTTTTAATGGCTTTTTTGTCTAATAATCCGCCTTCTGCTGCGTTCATTTTGCCGTTAAAGCTTTCTTTATTGCCACCTAAAGCCATTTGATGTTCGTATGGTAGATCCTGATCCACAGTTCCGAAAGCATCCTGAAGACTTGCAAGGAACTCGTCTGCTTTTGCCAGTTGGCTTTCTTTTCTTTTTTTATGGTGACCAAGTGCGTAATCGCTATTTTCGTCACTTTCAGCATGTGAGCTTGAGGCTTTCAAAGCAGGAGGACAACTGATGATGAATTTTCCGTCTAAGGTGTACAGGTCGGCCATTTCTTCATTCCAAACTACTTTTACACTGATGTTTTTTCGGTAGTTGGTGGCTTTGCCTAAAATCTCGGCTCCGGTATCCCAGTAATCGGGGATTTCGAACTGATATTTTTCAATGGTTTCGTAGCCTTTAGTTTTGGATACATTCACAAAACCGCGCATGTAGCTAAGGTCAACTTCTGTATGATTACCGAAGAGTTTTCGTACGATACGCGCATCCATATCGGTGCATTTTGGGTTTTTGTTGGCAAACCTTTCAGCCGGCGCAATGCCGTCTCTTAATTTGGTATTGTTCCATCTGTCCACAATCTCAGCAAATTGTATGATTGCATCTTCATAGGTTGGGAAACTGTCGATATCTAAATAATCCGGATTGGATTGTCCTTCGATACCAACACCCCAGGAAGTAGAACCGAAATTTGAAAGGCCTTTTAAAGTCTTTTTAAATAGCCTGAATTCGGTTTCAGCAGGGTTCGATTGCGAGTTTCCGGCTTCAATGGTTCTTACTTTGTTGAAAACCGTATTGAGAACTTCTTTGCTTTCTTTGGATGTAAACGCGCCGTGGTTATCACTTACAAATTCAAACATGGTTTGATATCCGCAATTTTGTACAGCCATTTTTACAGCCATCTCCATCATTTGTGGGGATTCGTTATGAAGCCCTTTTAAAGACGGAGCCCAGCCGACAATTTGCCGGCTTGCTACGTCCGCTATGAGGATGACATAGAGTTTCATTGTTGATAAAACCTCTTTGCCTTTGATCGTTCTGTAGTATTTATAATTGATGGTTCCGGAGCCGTCACCTGCAAAAAGCGAGTGCGAATACTGGAGCTTTTTCTGAGGGATATAGGTAAGCTGTGTTTTTTTATAATATTCCAAACCGTGGCGCTCTTTGGCGGTAAGCAATTTGGTATGAAGCATCCCTAAATAATGGCAGAAAGTTCTATATGCAATTGGTTCGTGTCCCCATTCAATAATAGAATTGTAATAGAAGTCGGTATAAATGGTTCTGATGTCTTCCTTGGATGATCCGCCCGGATTCATGTATCCGTAATACATTAAAGCTTCATGTGCATCGAACTTAAACTCTTCGCCAGTTTCTGTATCTACAAGCAAAGACTTGCCAACTTTTCGGGCGTTATCATTGTCGAATTTTTCAGAAATAAGATAGTCGCGTTGGTAGGTTAATCCTTCCGCTGGAAATCTTTCTATTTTGTTTCTCAAATAAGCTGCACTGGTCACTTTTAGCCCTTGCAGATAAGCATTGGTAAGGATATCGGTACAGATGTTCAAAAACTCCTGTTTTGTCTGTATTCCGAATGTTTTGAAACCGCCTGAAACGTATTCATTTTTCATGAAGATTAGCCACGCTTTTGCTTTGGCTAATTCTGTGGCTTTTTCACGGTTAAACAAAACATCCGCATCGTACATATAATAGTTGACGTCATCGTTATTGATGAGCGTTTCCACTTTTTGCTTTAGACTGATTTTAATGGTATCGTTTAAAGAAACTTTAAAGAGGTTTGAAACTTCCTTTAAAGCTTCTTTTAAATCCTGCGCCGTTCCGAGTTTGGAACGGTAGTGTACAGGGCTAATGTCCGGGATGTTATCATAGCAGTAATAAAAGCCATGATTTGTTTCAGCGTATCGCCATGATTTTTTATTGTCCGGTAGAAATTCTTTCGATTTAGCTAGGTCACACTTTCTTACTTTTTGCTTATAGCGGAATCTTGCAACCTTCAGATATGCTTCATCAACATTGCATGCCTGTATAATGTAACGTTGGGAAACCCAAAGGGATTCCTTTCCGTTAGCCTGGCGTGTGATGATGTCTGTTGGTTGTAGTTTCATATTCTTGTTTGCTCCGGCCGGGGAATCGAACCCCGGAAGAACCGTTTCGGATTTTAAATAATACCTAAATATTCACAGAGTTCGTCCTTCTCTTCAGGTGCATCGAAAACACCGGAAGCAACTCTTTTATTGAATACATACATCACGCAAAATTCTTTCGGTGATCCGTTTTCATTGAATGCAATTTTTTCAATGGTGATGAAGGTTTGCAAGAATCTTTTAAATTGTTTTTTCATATTGCTCTTATTTATTGGTTAATTCATTAAGTCTTTCTTTGATTTTTAAGCCTTTACCTCTTTTTGGAATTCTTTCACCGCGGGCAATTTGCCCTACATACAATTCCGTAGTATCAAACTCGCGCGCAACCTTTTGGTACGGCGTTTCTGATATTTTTTTTACTTTTTCTGCTATGGTTTCCATTTTTTGAGTAGTTTTGCGTTTAAATACTGACGCAAATATAAACACAAATTGCGAAATACTGCAACATAAGATGCGAAAAACTGCAATTTTATTTTAAATAATTTGTATTTTGTTGAAAATCAAAGAAATAAGAGAAAGAAAAAACCTTACACAGGATGAAATGGTAGCCAAAACAGGCATACCAAAGCGCTCTTATGTAGATTATGAGAATGGAAAAGTAGATATTCCATTCCTAAGATTGCAGAAAATTGCAAGTGTGCTAGAGGTGTCTATTTCAGAAATAATTGGAGAAACGAAAGATGTAGAAAAAGTTATCAAAATAAATGATAACTCAAATGATAACCAAAATGATAATAAACAAAATGTGCAAAAAAAGTTATCAACTAATTTGCATTATGTCTCTGATGTAAAAGGTGTTTACCCCGAAAACATAAAGAAAATCCCTTTTTATGATTGCGTTAGTATAAATGGAGTAAGATCAGTAGCTGATTTAACTGCGATAACTCAACCTGCCGATTATATTGATCCTGGTGATCTATTTAGAGATGCAGATGCAGGAATGCGCACCTACGAGGATTCTATGTTAGAATATCCCAGCGGATGCGCAATATTTTTAAAAGAAGTACACAATAAGGAACTAGTGGTTTTCGGTAATGATTATGTTATTGAAACATCGGAATATCGGGTTACAAAAAGACTGCAAAGGTCTTTAAAATCAGGATGTTGGACGCTTGCATCAACTAATATGGAAAAATGGCATTCCGGACCTTTAGAAGGCCGCCTGATCCATGAACCGTTTGACGTTAACATTGATTACGTCGTACGGATTTTCAAAGTACTGGGCGTTACCACACGAACCGGAAGCAGCAAAATTTTAATGAACAACCGATTGAGAAAAGATTAACATCTTTTTTTAATAATTAAAATCATCTTGCTAAACTATATACAGAAATGAATATTTAATGAACGTGAAATTCTTATAAATTAATGTCTTTCATTCATTTTTGCCTGTATATTTCGTTTTGCTTATTATAGCAAGCCAAGTTCAAGCAAGTAAAATTTAAAATTAAGAGCAAAATATTTCTTTTAGATTCCACCACGATATCAATGTGTTTAAGTCTGTTTGATTGGGCAAAATACAAGACTGCAAAAGGCGCTGTAAAAATGCACACATTGCTTGATTATGATGGTAATCTGCCATCCTATATCAATATTACAGATGGCAAAACAGCCGACAATAAAGGAGCTTACGACGTGCCTTTAATCAAAGGCAGTGTTATTGTGGCCGACCGTTTTTATAATGATTTTTATCTGCTAAACCTTTGGGACAGCAAAAATGTTTTCTTTGTAATTAGACATAAAGAAAATCTTCAATATCTCACTATAAAAGAAAATGAATTGCCTGAAAAAACGCATCAACACATCCTAAAGGATGAAATAATTGAATTGAAAAATCAAACATCAAAAGATAAATATCCAAAGAAATTGAGACGCGTTGTGGTTTGGAATGAACAAAATCAGCAAACTATTGAACTCATCACAAACCAATTCATTTGGTCGCCAAATACCATAAGTGAACTGTATAAAAGCCGTTGGCAAGTAGAAATATTCTTTAGAGAAATAAAACAATTATTACATATAAAATCCTTTGTAGGAACAACACAAAATGCAGTAATGATACAAATATGGACAGCTTTAATAACAATACTTGTCCTTAAAGCATTAAAAGCAATGGCTCGGTATAATTGGCATTTATCAAATTTAGTGGCATTTATTAGACTCAATTTATTTGTGAAAATTGAACTCCAAAAATGGCTCGATAAACCATTTGAAGAACACTTTCAAAAGCAAGAAATTACTATACAAGGGGTTTTGTTCTGATTATTGAGTTTTTCGGTCAATAAACTCAATAGATTTAATAAATTTGTGAAACCTAAAATTTATTTAGGACAGTATTGATTTTATTTAACTCGTAGTGCATTATA